ATTTATTACAACGGCATCCGCTGGCGTTTGCTTGAGATTCGGGACTATACCGTAGGCGAAGCGAAGCCATGCCGGGTAACGCTCCGAAGGATTCTCAACCTTGCAGAATTCGTGCCTGTAACGAGCGTCCCAATAACGAGCGACCCTGCTGGATTACCGAACGGACCTATCGACCCCGACCCAGCAGACCCCGACTACGAAGCACCCATCAACCCTGAATTACCAACCCCCGGATAATGGCAGTAACTAAAGAAATCGTCCTCGAAGTAGGGCTGAAAGACTCAACCGCACAAGGCACGACAAGTGCTAAGCAACGGCTCAGGGAACTTCAAAAGACGCTGACCGAGATGGCCTTGGCTGGGGAATCCGGGACCAAGGCTTTCAAGCAAATGGAGCAGGAGGCAGGGAAACTCAAGGACCAAATCGGGGACACCTCGCAGCGAATCAAAAACCTTGCATCGGACACACGCAACATTGACACCTTCGTCGCTGGAATCCAAGGAATCACCGCTGGCTTTCAAATCGCTCAAGGTGCAGCAGCGTTGTTCGGGTCCGAGAACGAGGACTTGCAGAAGGCGTTGTTGAAGGTCCAAGGGGCGATGGCTTTGGCTAACGGAGTGCAACAGGTCGCCAACCTGCTGAACAAGGATAGCATCCTCATAACCCAAGGCCAAACAGCAGCACAGGCACTCTACGCAACCGCAGTCGGGGCAAGCACAGGGGCCATGAAGGCGTTCCGAATCGCTTTGCTTGCTACGGGTATCGGTGCAGCAGTCGCAGCCGTAGGGCTTTTGGTCGCCAAGTGGGATGAACTCACCGCAGCGGTCCGAAGGTTCCTGAACCTACCCGACCCAGCCATTGCAGCGAAGGCGAGGGAGGACGCAGCCCTTCGTGAAGAAGCAGCCCTCTCCAATTACCGGGATGCATACGAAGCCCATACAAACGCTCAAATCGCAGCAGACCAAAAGAGGGAGGCACAACTCAAAGAACGCCAACGCAAGGAAGCAGAGGCCACCCAAAGGCGTTTGGAGCGGTTAAGGGAGGAAAACAACGCAATCATCAAGTTCGTGGAGGACTTGAACCTGCAACTATACGAAATGGAGTTGGATAGGTTGAGCCAACAGGAGCAACTGCAAATCAAGGCCATGCAAGCCGAAGCCAAGCGGCGGATGCAGGTGGACACGGCTGACGCAAAGTCCAAGATGGGCCAAGCCCAGCGTGAGGAAGACCTCGCTGGACTGCGTGAGAAATACGTTGGTCAGTCGTTTGCGGTCATCAACGACATCATCATCGCATCGGCAGGCAAGAGCGAGGCAGCGCAAAAGAGGGCCTTCAATGTCGCCAAGGCTGCATCCATCGCCCAAGCCATCGTGAACACCTACCTTGCCGTAAGTTCGGCACTTGCTTTGAAGCCGACTGAATCCGTATTCCCCGGACAAAGGTTTGTGGAGGCAGGTCTTGCCCTTGCTGCCGGTCTTGCAAACGTCGCCAAGATTAAGGCTCAACAATTCCAAGGCGGTGCAGGTGCAGGCTCTCCCGGTGCAGACGTAACGGGTGCAGGAGCAAGCGTTGCACCCCCTCCCATCTTTGCGAACCCACAAACGACCAACCTCGGCACGGGCGAACTCTCGGCAGGCCAAGGCCAAGGCTCATCCCCGATGCGAGCGTATGTGGTCGAGAGGGACATCACCCAAAGCACTCGGAGGGTTCGGAGGTTGGAGGAATTTGCAACTTTGGGGGCATAGGACATTTACCACTATGGAACTACCCATTTACAGGATGACCGTGGACGAGGTGGATGAAGGGGTGCAATTCGTGGCCCTGACCGATATGCCAGCCATCGAGCGACCATTCCAAGCCTTTGCAAAAGCCAAGCAGCGATTCACCGAAACAGGCGAACGCAGGGTCCTGACTGGGCCTCTCATGCTTGCAGATACCCCTATCTTCCGCAAGGACGAAACCTATGGCGAGTACTACGTCGTGTTTGACAAAGCGACCATCCGCAAAATCGTGCAGAAGTACTTTAAGCAGGGCAACCAGCATAACGTCAACGCCTACCACAACGCAGAACTGGATGGGGTGTTTATGTTCGAGTCATTTATAACCGACTCCGAGCGTGGTATCATGCCACCGAAAGGATACGAGGATACACCCGACGGCTCTTGGTTCGGCTCCTTCAAGGTTGAGAACGACGAAGTGTGGGACAACCGCAACCTGTTCCGGGGTTTCTCCGTTGAGGGCCTGTTCGGAATGGATAAAACTGAATCCGAACTGGAGGTCGCACTCGCTGGCCTTGCCGATGAACTTACCGCTTTTTTGCAACAATTAACCCCCACCTACAAATCCAATCAACTATGAACCTAAAAAACGCAATCGAATCCCTGCGGACTGAACTCCGCAAATTCAGCACCCAAAAGCAGTCCTTCGCTGACTACAAGTTGACCGATGGCACGGTTGTCCGTGTTGACGGGGACCTCGTTGCCGGGACTGCCGTTTACGTCGTTGCCGAAGATGGCACACTTCCTGCACCCGATGGCGAACACGTCGTTGAGGGAGTTGGAACAATCAAGACCGAAGGAGGCAAAATCGTTGAGGTCATCGCTGCCGAAGTACCAGTCGCTGCCCAAGAGGTTGAGATTGAAGTGGCTCCCGAAGAACCCGAAGCCCCCGAAATGCCCGAAGCCCCAATCGCTATGACTCCTGATATGGTCGAGGCCATCGTCGCCAAGCATCTTTCCGCTATCATGGAAGAACTCAAAGCAGCCTACGCTGAAATGGGAAAGATGAAGGAGAAAATGTCTGCATTCGCATCGCAGGTTGAAACGATGGCCGACATCGTTGAAAAGGTCAGCGAACTCCCAGCCGAAGCCCCCAAGGCAAGCGGTTCCGCAATCGTTGAGCAACGCAAGGCCCAAGCATCGCAGAACTTCAACGCACTCGCACAAGCACTCCAATCACTCAAATCCAAAAACTAAACCCCTAAACCCCCACTAACCATGGCATTTACTTTTGCAGGATTAACCTCCTACACCGACCAAGAGAGGCTTCCTCTCATCACCAAAGCGGTATTTTCCGCTCGCTCTGCGTCTTTGTTCACCAAGCAGGTGGGCATCAAGTTCGCTGCTGCCCTCAACCTCATGGACACCGATGCAGTTCTGCAAGGCGGCGACCTTTGCGGTTACACAAGTTCAGGCACGACTGCGTTCACCCAGCGTAACATCACCGTTGGTCGTATGAAAGTGCAAGAAACCCTGTGTCCTCGTTCCTTGGAGCAATACTGGATGCAGACCCAGTTGACTGCTGGCTCTACCTACGATGGCGTTCCTTTCGAGCAGGCTTTCTCCGAGCAGAAGGCTCTCCGTATCGCTGAGGCTTTGGAGAATGCAATTTGGCAGGGTAACGCTTACTTCAGCGGTATCAACCAACTTTTGAACGCTGCTTCGGGTTCTACCATCAGCGGTAACACAGGTGCGGTTTCTGCGTCCGTTGGTATCACCGCATCGAATGTCATCGGCATCTTTGACGCTATCTACAACCAAATCCCACAGGCCATCCTGACCCGCAACGACCTCGTCATCTTCTGCGGGTGGAACAACTTCCGTACCTTGATTGGTGCTTTCAAAGCCTCTACAGGCGTTATGTACAACCAAGTTGACTTGGCTGGACTTGCTGACGGGGACATCATCTACCCCGGCACAAACGTCCGTGTAATCGCAGTTCCCGGCTTGACCAACACGAACCGCATCGTTGCGACCTACCTCGGCAACCTGTTCTACGGAACCGACTTGTTGAGCGACGAGGAGCAGTTCTCAATCTGGTTCAGCAAAGACAACGACGAAGTCCGCTTCCAAGCAGCCTTCAAAGCAGGTGTCCAGTTCGCTTATCCCGACCTGATTGTAGACTTCCGCTTGACCTAATGTGTAGGGGGGAGGGAAACCTCCCCCTGCTTTTTGTTCCTTGAAACTTAAAACCCAAATACACATATGTCCTGCTCCTTAACAACTGGCTACGCCCTCGGCTGCCGTGATTCCGTAGGTGGAATCAAAACAATTTACGTCCAAGGCTGGAATGCTACGGGAACCGTTAACACCAATGGCTCCGGTACTGTTACAGGCTTCACAGGTTTCTCTTCGGGTTTCTACGAGTACGACTTGACCAAGGCTACGTCATCTTTGACTGAAACCTTAAACGCAAGCATTGAGAACGGCTCGATTTACTACACCCCTGAGGTTACCTTTACCATCAACAAACTGCAAGTCGCAGTCCGCAACGAACTCCGTCTGCTTGCTCGCAACCGCTTGCTGGTCATCGTCCAAGACAACAACAACCGCTATTGGGTGTTGGGTGCTGCTAACGGCCTTGAGGCAACTGCTGGAACCGCTGGAACTGGTACTGCCTTCGGAGACCGAAATGGCTACGAAATGACGCTGACAGGGATGGAACCCGACCCAATGCTTTTGATTGCGTCAACAACTTTTACACCGTTGGCAACACAAATAGCAGGCTCGTAGTACATTCGCATCAGGTTTTCATCATCTGAGGTTTGGGAGGGCAGTCAGTAATGGCTGCCCTTCTTATTTTTACGGCCATGAAGATTTGCATCGTTTACAACGCTCACCCAACGGGTTGCAGTTTCTATCGCCTTGAAATGCCGAACGCTTACCTTGGCGACAACTACCCGGAGTTCGATTACGTCTGCGTGGAAAATATCACGACCATCAGCGATGAAGGACTCAAGTCCATTGACCTCTTCCTGTTCAGCCGGCTTTGGTGTCAGGGAACCATGGAGCAGGTTGAGAATGTTTATAAAGCCCTGACGCAATACGGAGCGAAAATCATCCTTGACTTGGACGATTATTGGGTCCTTGAATCGGGCCACATCATGTACCGCCACTATCACCAAACCAAACTTGCAGACGTGATTCGCAAGCACATCAAATTGGCTGATTGGGTTACCTGTACCACCGAACACCTTGCTGCCCGCATACGGCCTCTAAATGCGAATGTGAGCATTTTGCAGAATGAACCCTACGAGGCGTATCAGCAATTCATCCCCAACCCCGAAGAAGAACCCGACAAGCACCTCGTCAAGTTCGGTTGGTTCGGTGGGGCGCAGCACGGGGAGGATATGGAACTGCTCCGGGAATCTATGCAGCAGTTGAGGTGGGACGCAAACTTGGATGGCAAATACCGCCTCTATCTCGGAGGCTGGAACGACAACAACCCCGTGTACGAGGGCTACGAAAAGATAATCAGCGACCAAGGGAACAACCCGAACTATGGCCGAATCCAAGCAGCGGATATTTACTCCTACGTGGGGGGTTACAACTTCGTGAACGCTACCCTTGCACCTTTGCGAGATACCAAGTTCAACAAACTCAAGTCCGAGTTGAAGGTGGTCGAGGCAGGGTGGATGAACAAGGCCATCATCGCATCCGAAACCATCCCCTACACCGATGTAATCAAGCACGGAGAGAACGGGTTCTTGGTTCCTTACAACAAACCGAAAGATTGGTACAAGTATATCAAGCAGTTGATCCTTGACCCTGACCTGCGTAAGGGCTTGGCTGACAACCTCACGAGGGACATCAAGAAGCAATTCAACGTGGCCGAAACCGCCAAGAAGCGGGCCGAGTTGTACAGGCAGATTGGGCGCAAATTGTGAAATTCGGGGGCATCGCACATTTACAAGCAGATGCTTTACCTGAACCCTGACACGACCAACACCCTGACGGTTACTTGGACCGAGCGAGCCAGCACGGGGGACCGCTACATCTTGCGCCTGACGAGCATCGCCAAGAACACGACTACCGACTTCACCCTGCTGAAATCCGCAAACCTTTCTTCCTACACCAACCGCTATGACCAATTTTCGCTTGCCGTGGGGTCGCTTGAAACAGGCTCGTATAAGTATGAGGTGTACGATACCAATAGCACGGTTGCCGCTGCTTTGGCGGTCGTTGAAACGGGCTTGGCTTTTG